GAAATAGATTATACTCTATTTAATGAAAACCATCCTAATGGTTCTCAATTTGCCGGAGAAGCAATTGAAAATATGCCTCTAATAGAAGCTATTCCTGATGAAAATAATATTATGATTCATAGGTTAATTACCTTAAACCAAGGTACTTCTAAATTACCTAGTATATCTACACCTACAGCTAAAATTATACTAAATTTAGGAGGTTCAGACACAATAACACCTTTAACTAATAATTTTAATGATATAGCTTCACAAGCAGAACCTCAGGGATATTTATTTACAATTGCTGATAGAAGATTATTTACCTCTTTTGGTGGATCACTTCTTTCTGATTTAAGAAATGCAAACGCATCAGCGGCATTTAGTCAAACAGTATCAGGTAATTCACTTAGTTTAACTGCTCTTAATAGTACATCACTTTTTGGAAATAATACTAAATTATTAACAACATTAACAATAGAAGGTAGAGATACAGGAGCAAGAGTAACAATACCTGTAGAAATAAGTAAAAATGTGGTTGGTACTACATTTACTCAAGGTACAACTGGAGTATCATTAAGATAATAAAATAATATAATATGTCATTTACAAGATTTTTAGGCCAAGATATAGTAACTCAAACACAAAAAGTAGTAACTTCTACTTGGGATAATAACACAAATGCTTTAACTGCAGCAGAAACTTCATCTTTACAAGCTGTATTTACTTCTCCTACAAGTTCAGGAGCACATTTTTTAGATGTACATTTTGATACTACTACTTCAAGTGTACAATATTCAATAGCATATGGTCATAAAGCTGGATCCGGTTCATTAGATTTTACTAATGCTGTAGGTTCAAAAGGCAAAAGTCCTTCAAGAAATATATATAGTCAATATAGACAATTAGTTTTTGGAGATGAAACCCAAAATTTTAATTTTACTGATTTTACACCTGATGATATTTATGTTATTAATATTAATAGATCTAGATATAAACATAACCTAAAACCTGGTTCTTTAAATTTAACTCTATCAGGTTCGGGTGCTGGTGGGTCTGGAGTAACAGGTAAAATAACTCTTACTGATGATTCTATAACAACTACAGGATCTGCTACTATTACTAATGCAGGTAGACAATTTAATATAGTATCGGGTTCTAGTGGTGTAAGATTAGGAGCTAATACGGTTCAAGTTACTAATAGTGGATCATATGGATTCTTTTATCCTGACTCAGGATTTATTATTTTAAATCCAGCTGCACTTAAACACCATATTAATGTTGCTAATCCAGGTACTTCGGCTAATACAGCGGATAATAATCATGTAAAATTAATGACTGCAATTAGTGGAGGAGCTAGTTTTATAGTAGATAGTGAAGAAAAAATATCTTCTACTTTTTATTTTGCTAGAGCAAGAAATTTTGAATTTAATTATTCTACTAACCCTTCATTTACAGATAATAGTGGAAATGTATTAATTAATTCAATGATTGATAATCCTACTTCTTATATTACTACTGTGGGATTATATAATGATGAGGGAGATTTATTAGCAGTAGCTAAATTAAGTCAACCTATAACTAAAGACTTTACTAAAGAAGCACTTATTAGAGTAAAATTAGACTATTAAAAATGTCATTTAAATGTCAACATTTAAAAAATTTACACCACAAGACTATTCAATAGTTCCATTTAATGCTCATAAGCAATATAATTTTACTTCTGCATCAGCTGCTTCAAACCAAGTAACTTACTTTAATACTAAATTCACATCAGAATCAATATCTAAATATAGTTCAGCTAGTGCCGTTTATGGGGGTGATACAATTAATAATACTAAATATAATCAATTAGATAATCTTTTTTATAGAAATTTTAATAAACTATCCTCTTTATCTACAGGAAAAAAATATCTAGGTCAGGATACAATAAATTATTTAAAACATAAAAGAGTTTTATATAAGGAGGCTAACGTATTATCTATACCAGCAGGTTTATATGGTCATGAAATAAAACCTAAATCTTTATTTATATCTGCTAGTGAATATGAATTTAAAGATGATGGGTTAGGTAATTTAATGTTAGAAAGTGATGATATAAATAATTATGAAACTGATGTAAGAGCTAATATCCTAAACATAGGACCAACAAAAGGTTTTGAAAAATATGATTTAAATATAATAAAGGGATATATATCTTTTAATGGTTATGAAAATAGTGTTTTTTATAGAGATGGACAACGCAAATTAGAAACAGTGTCCTCTTATTCAACCCCTGATTTTGGAGATGAATATGATGATAGTTATTTTTATAATAGGCTTTTTTATAAAAATGTAACTTTCTCAGAACAAACTTTATTTAGAGGAAATTTCCCTACTATTGGTTTTAATGGTACAGATTCCGAAATAAAATTAGGACATAAAGGGGATTTTAATTTTAATAATGGAGATGAATTTACAATATCTTTTTGGGCTAATATAGAAAAACCTAAAGCAGCAATTTTAAGTATTAGTATGAATGCTGTTTCAGCTTCTAACGATGGTAATGAAAATTTAACCTTAATATCCTCTGATGGAACTACTAAAACTTATAGAAGTAGCACTTCAGCTGAAGGTACTGTTATATCTTCTGGAATTATTTCTTTTAGAGGAAAAGTACAAAATGCAACCACTAAAGCAGAAAGATTAAGAGATGCTATAAATAGTGCAAATGGTCATAATGGTAAATTAGTTGCATCAACATTTGGTGGTTTTCTAACAATTAGCCAATTAGATTCTTTACATACAGTAGGAACTATAGGACATACTAATGTAACTGCTACATCCCAATTTAACTCTTTAGTACAAGGAAGTGTTGCATCAGCATTTTCTAATGGTACTGATTCCGATTTTTATTTATTTTCAAAAAGTACTACTAAAGAGGGAATACCTAATAATTATCCAGAATTACATAATTCGGCATCAAACCCATACGAATTACCTTATGAAATACCGGCTGAACCCCAATTCCCTTTTGAAATATATACTTTTAATAGAGAAGTATTTTTTAAAAGATCTGATGGAGAAATAACCACTATTTATAGCGCTTCATATACACCAGGGATTCAACAACACATAGCAGTTAGATATGCTGATACAAGTGAAATGGACATTTTTATAAATGGTCGTTTAACAGGATCTAGAGGATTTGATAAACTAAAAAAACAAACACAAAACACAGCTAATATTTATATAGGTAGTAAAGGTGGTTCGTCTAAATTTTTCTCTGGTTCTTTAAGTCAAATAAATGTATTTAATAAAAGATTATCTCCCACACAAATATTAAACCATTATAGTAGTAGTAATAATTCTCCTTATATAGGAAATGTATTTTATCAAAATGGATTTGTAACTATAACTCACCCTAGTTATATAAGTGCTTTAAATGCTTCCCCAGGTAGTGGAATGCTTAATACTTTACAATTTCAGGGTTCTCATTTACTATATGAAAATGAATATAAATGTACTATAGAGGAACATGAATTTAACCATACTACAAATATATCAGCCAGAAAAATAGGATCTAAACTTGAACCTAATTTAGCAAATTTTGCAACAAGTTCTAATTTTACCCCATATGTTACTACTGTAGGATTATATAATGAAGATAATGAATTATTAGTAATTGGAAAATTAGCTTCACCTATAAGAATGTCTAACGAAACTGATACAACTTTCGTACTTCGTTGGGATACCTAAAATATTTTTAGTACATTCATCTCTATGTGGTACTATCTAAATAAACAAATAGAAGAAATTTCTGATCTTCCTAATAAGGCATTTGGTTTTATTTATCAAACAACTCATATTCCTACTGGGAAAAAATATATAGGTAAAAAATCTTTAATTTATAATTTAAAGAAAAAATTAGGTAAAAAAGAAAAAGCACTTTGGGAAGGAAAGGGACGACCTCCCGTTTATAAACAAGTACAAAAAGAAAGTGATTGGAAAACATATTATGGTTCACATTCCTTTATTAAAGAATCTAATAATGAAGATTTAAAAAGAAAAATACTACAGGTGGCTTTTAGTAAAAAAGAACTTACATATTTAGAATGTAAATGGCAATTTGTGTTAGAAGTATTAGAAACTAATAAATATCTTAATGATAATATATTAGGTAAGTTTTATGATAGAGACTTTAAATGAAAGAAGATTTATTAAAACAATTATTAGAGTCAGTTTTAGGTAAAAGTAAATCGGCTCGTGGGGGAGAAGAAGCTGTATTTAACTGTCCCTCATGTAATCATCATAAGAAAAAATTAACATTAAATTTATCAACACAAAAATTTCAATGTTGGGTTTGTGGTTATAAAGGACATCGTGCTTTTAAATTACTAAAAGAAGTAAATGCTTCACCAAAAGCGTATGAACTTTTAAAAGATATAGATTCTCAGTATAATTTTAAAAAATCAACAACTACAAAAATACCATTAAATTCTTTGCATTTACCTCAAGGAGTAACGCCGATAATCTCCTCTTCAGCGATATTGTCGAAACATGCTTTACATTATTTAAATCAAAGAGGAATAACACTCCAAGATGTAGTTAAATACGATTTACATTATTGTGAACAGGGAGAACTTAAAAATATGGTAGTAATACCCTCTTATAATAATGATGGTTTTTTGAATTATTATGTTGGAAGATCGTTTGATAAAAACGCATATATTAAACATAAATTAGCTCCCAGTACA